GCGCTCATTTTCTGCTCTGAGCAGAATCATTTCTTCTCGTTCTGATGGAGTAAGTTCTGCCGGTTCTATTTTTTTCTTCATTTCAGGCTCCTTGGGTGGTCGTCCTTTTCGTTGTGCGACCAATCCCTGATACCCTTTAATTTTATAGCATCTAACCCACTGATACAAGAGTCCAGCGTTAATTCCTGCAGAAATAGCTGTTTCCTTATTTGACGCACCAGCTAATACTTTGGCTACAAGTTCATATTTCTCTTCTGCTGACCAAGTTTTTCTCTGATTTTTATGTCTTAATGCTTCTGGACCACATTTATCTTCTATCCGAACCCAAACTCGGATTGTATTGTGAAAATTTTTTTCTGTTATATCTTTAGGCGTTTCAGGCCATTTCCCTTGTCGATATAATTCTACACACTGTCTTTTGAACTTATAGCTGTATTTCATTAAAATACCCCCAATACTTGGTGTCCAGTATTGGGGGTACATATCATTAAGCTCGAGGGTTACGTTAGTGATTTTTTCGATATCCAGCAAGTTGCTCCAGCAGGAACGTACGATCTTCTTCCGTGACGTACCAGTTGTAATGCTTGCGCTTTGATTTAAGTTCAGGCGGCAGCTTCGGACGACCTGCGCCACGACATGCGCCACCAGAGGATTTATTTTCCATTGTTCTGACTTTCACTACGGGAAGCAAAGAAATTAGCCCAAAAAGGATTCTCTCTGTCAAACACAGCTTTCTGCTCTGCGGATAATTTCCATGGGTAATCTTGAAATAAATTGTATTCGATTATGCGGTCGAAACTAAAAATCATGACACCTATACGACCATTGTCCTGCCACCAAACGGTGTCAGAAGGATTCCTCTTATACCAAATATTATCATTTGACACTGCCATTCGCTCCCTTCTGCTGAGATTCTGCGTTTGTATTAAAATATTGAGTTATATGCTCAAATTCCTTACTATTTTTACAAGAATCCACAGAAAACATAACTGAAAACCCTGGTCTTTCAGGACGGCAACCAAACCGCCAAAGTAGCGCATTAGTTATACTTCTAGGATCAGAACCCCGACATTTCCAGCCATTGTCCCTCTTGTCAGGACTTTGTAATTCTAGATAACAAAATCCTCTTTTTGTCCTTTTTACAATCGCCGCATGAGCACCAGTACTGAAAAAATATTCTTTATTCATTTCTAAATTAGCAAGGAATCCCGATAAGCTTTCAAAATCTGACAATGAAGTTAAGCCCTTCACCTCTTCCACACCAGAAAAACGTCCTATCCGAACTAAATTGAAAAGATCTGAAAACATTTGTTGACTTTCACCACCACGAAAATCCAAAACATCAAGGCCACATTTATTAGCAATATAAGCAAGGGCTAAAGAAGCACAAGAGCCCTGGGTCTCGTCGCCACCAGCAATTCGAGCAATAATCTCTTTTTCCTTTAACGGCTTTTTTAGTCTACTAACTTTAACTGACGTAACATTATTGTCCTTAGCATATTGTACAAGATTACGGCAATAGTCTGACGCTTTAGATAAACTACTTAACCCAACCGTCTCCGCTTCTGTAAAAACTTTTGCCGCCTGTCGTAACGATGACTTCTTCTTGGGAAGTACACCCTCCACTGAATTCTGTGGTACTGTTTGAGTGCCATAACTAGCTGAAGTTGAATAATTCTCAGCTTTACTGCTCTTACCAGTAAAACTCTCCCCTGTAAACTTTCCACCAGCACCACCATCGATGTCACCATTACCATCAAGATGCACTTTTGCACCACTGATTGTACGCCAATTTTCAGGATTCGGATCTTTGGTATAAGCAGCATCTAAGATGCGCGCTGCCATAATCAATGGGCTTATATACATGGTAACACTCCTTGTAAATATTCGCAAGTTTGGTGCCCGGACTACCGCTGAGGATTTGAGAATAATAAGGGATGTCCCGTCCCTTAGGTTGCGGCTTCCGGGCATAAAAAAAGCGCCTGGCTAAAAGCCAGACGCTACATAAACAGGTGCTGCCGGTGGGATACGAACCCACGCACGGAGATTATCCGCCTACCGCTTATGAAAAGCGGCCTCTTAAACCAGACTTGAGTACGACAGCATAAAAAACAAAAGGAGCATCGAATTTTATCGACACTTCTCCACGGTTTTTATTATACCATAAAAATCACCGCTTTTTCTCACGTTTTTGTGAACTCTTTGTGAATTTTAAAGAAAATTAGACCGCTCCAAAACGGAACGGTCGAGTAAATTATTGTTTTAGAATTTTATCTGGTCAGTTTTTAATAATGAGTTGATATTGATTGGAGGAAGAACAATCGGCGGCAAGTTCGGCTGCGCTGTCATCAGTGTAACTTGACTACGCATATATGGGAAAATTATAGCAATGGCATTAGGAACCATACGCTTTAGAAACTCTTCATTTTCTCCTTCAAATTCACCAATCAACAATAGTTGAAGATATAAAACTCCTTCAATCTCTACTTTGCACCGCAAACCTACTTTTAAAGATTTTTCGTCAATGATCGGCTTCTCTAATCTAAATCCTGCTTGTGCATCATCAACATTTTTAGTTTTTTTACCACTATTTTCCATATGAATATCTTGGAAAAATATTTTTTTTAAGCGCAAAGCACTTTGGCTATTTCCTCGTATTTCCATTTTCTCACCTTCTAAGCTGCATTTCGCAAGTTATTCTCACGACCGTCAAACAACTCGTCTTGATATTCTTCTTCAGCAGAAAAACATACTTGAACAAAATTAGATTCAGGAACTTCCATTATATTATGTTTTTCCAAATACTTGTCAGCGGAAATGCCATTAATGGTAAAATCCCCCGCCCCTTCATGTATATCTAATCCCAATTTTTTCATGATTTGCACAAACAACAATTCATCGTCTTTAGAAATCATAACAATTCACCTCCACTATAATATTTATGTAAATTTGTTATACACGCATCATTGCGAACACATATCTGACGTTGGTTTTGAACAACAGGAAATCCAACATTATTTATAATAATACGTATCGGAAAAGTATATGCATAAACGTCTATATTGTATTTTTCTGCAAACCAATCGCATAAAGCATGTCTAACTTGAGCATCGCTATTCTTGCCATGATACTTAGATTTAACTACAGTTATTAATTCTTCAACTTTTTTCACTAAACAGTATGCTATTAGCAACAATATCGAAGTCAAAAAAATTATTGTCTTGAGTAATAATTTCCGCAACAAGTACAGCAGCCTTGGCTCCTCTATTTTTAGGCTTTTTAGTTTCTAAGTCCGCCCACCATTCAGCATCTTTGCGCTCTACAAAAAAATATACACCAGAGCCAAGCCACTCACTATTTTTGCTACTGTGGATAAATTTGCTATTTAAAATTTTATTAGCTTTTTCATCCAACGTGCCATGAAAGCCCTTGATGTTAACCATAAGTATACCACGTCCTATATCTTGCTATATTTAGCTATAACTTACTATATTGTACAATTATTGCCTGATTCCGTCAATAGCCCGAAAAAACAGCAAGTAGAATAAGATAATTATCTTATTCTACTTGCTAGAGAAAAAATCCTGCTTTTATTTTAAATTACATATAATACTATGCCCAGTCTGGCGCTGCAACTCATCCATGGCAGCCTGCTGCGACGGTGTGAAGCCCTGATCAACAACTTCCAGACGTTCGCGGAATGTCTCAACAAAGAACTTCAAACGTGTATGTTTGGGCTGCAGTCCGCCAAAATTATTCCAAAGAATATCAATCGCCACAGCCAGCACGCGATAGATTGCCTGCTCGGACACAGTCTGGCACATGCGCTCGTATTTAAAGCCTGCCACCGGCGCAGGATTGCGGCGCTTAAGTTTACGTTTACTGCTCATAGCCTCACTCCTTCACTTGTGCAAGCCATTCCTTGTGCTTCTTGACCATGTACAACATAATCAGACCATAGACCACCATGTCGCGCAAGGATTCTTCCGTTTTGTCAGCAATACCATGATCGTAGAGGAAAGCAATGTGCTTATTCAGATATCCCTTAGCCACATCATACATCATGTCATAGCCACCATCATGATGCTCCAGCAATGCACCGGTGCGGAAGTTTGACAGCGGATCAGCACCAGCAGAATACTGCTGCTGTTTTTCCGTGAACAAATTTCCTGCGCGAACAAGTTCATCATTAATAAACGATGTAAATTCTCTATATGTAGTCATAATAATCCTCCTTTAAAACAATTCCTGCTTTTAATTTTTACAAGAGATTTTTGCAACATGTTGCAATTTTCTCTCGGTTGCTCCTATGCAGCCATTAACATACACGCCGTACATATCCTCCAATTTGCCATTGTCGACCGCCGCTTTTTCCAGTAACGGCAACTCTGCATCCACATCCGTTATCGGTATATCTACCCCGACTCTATGCGCTCTCACAGCTGCATATAGCAGCCTGTTCTGCTTGTCTAACTCTGGATAAGCTTGCTCCCATCGTTTGCGTAAGTAGTTGATGATGTGAAAATCAAAGCGAATAAACGGGGTTGTGATATGGATTTTATGGGTATCTATCAGCATTTCTATGATTTTGTGCTTATAATTCATAAAACGGTCTATGTAGGCAAGCTGGCTCTTGTCGACCAGCACCGTATCGGCATAATGTTCCATGTGCCACTCTAAGAGTTTAACCGTAAACGCAAGTGGCAGCCTGCTCGTGACGCGTGTATTGTGCTTTTGCTTCAACTTCTCGTACCGGTCAAGCAGGCAGCTGAGCTTGTTGACGTTTAATGGATATGTATCCTTGACAAGCTCAGCGACATCTTGTATGTATAGGGCTGTTTTTGTCGGTTTCTTCATAACTCATAACTTACTCCCATTTCCGTAGCAACGGCAGGGAGCGCAGCTTCTGCTTCTGCCTGTGAGCGATAAATCCAGCCTATTTTATATAACGCAAGATTTTTAACATTGTCCCACCACTTGACGGACACGACTACCCATTTAGTTTCTGTTGCATGGATGCCGAATGTATAAAAGGTTTCATCTTGCTTTGGTTTCCACGGCAGTTTGATGATTTCCAGACGGCCAACCAATAATTCGTCAAATATTGTGTTAACACTCGTCCATTCCATTTCCGGGTAATCGTCATAAACTATAATTAACCCGCTGTAAATCAAGCTAAATGTCATTTCTTCGTAGCCTTTGACTTTAAACTCTTCGCCCAGCTCCACGCCGAGCATCTTAGCGATTTCCGGGATTAGATTTTTACTCATCTTTAATAACCTCCACTCAACAATGATAAACTTTTTCTAATCCCTTATCAGTAACAACCGTAATGCTAATAGGGAAACCCGACTCGTCAACCGTAATCGGCTTAAATCTCATGCCTTTAATAGCCAAATTCGTTTTATGGTTTTGTTCACATTGTTTACACGCAAATTTTTCAGCATAATCAGTATGACAGATCTCGCATGTATAAAGTTTTTTCTCTTTCATTGTTCCTTTACTACCTCCACGCCGCCACGCAGCAAAGCCAGAAAAATACGCATCTGCATGGACTGATTACCTATACTTGACCAATGGCAGCACTGGCTTGGACGGTATTCCAAATCATCAGCGCTGAAACGGTACTGTGCCGGATACGCTCCGCCATGCTTAGGCTTGAGCTTAAATTCCTTGCCAACAGAGACATGCAATTTTTCAGCAATTACAGGATACAAATTAATCATTACATCAACGCCTCCGCTCCATATAACATCAACGCCAGCTGCCGCACCAGGCGCGTACGCCTGCGCTGGATGGTCGATAGCGACACACCTTCATGCAGTGCGATATCTTCCAAAGATACGCCAGAAAAATACGCCTGACGGATAAGGTCTACCGCCACCGCATCCTCGCTTACTTCCAGCCTGTTTAAAATTCGGTCAATTTTAGCAACTTCCGCCTGATCACGCGCCAGCTTAACTTCTACAGCCATAATGCGTGCCTGCTGCTTCTCTTCGGGTGTCAGGCGAGAACTTGCTCCGCCCCAACAGGTAATGTCTTTAGATTTTTCTGTGACACGCTCCGCCTTCAGGTCGCGGATATCAAGCTGGTACTGCTCGATGTTCGCGCGCAGCGTCGAGTAAGCATACAGCCTTGCTTCCGTCGCCTTGTAGCAATCCTGCGGCTTAGGCTGGCTATTTAAGGCAGCCAGCGTTGCCACAACAGTATCATGTATCAGTTTTTTGTTGTCCACCTGCGCCACCTCCTATGTGTAAAAATAAATTCAGTAGCAGCTCAGAGTGGGGAGCAAGCAGCTCCCTCGCCTCCTGCTGAGTCACCGTCGCCTCGTTAGCCATGACCAGGCGCAGGCCGAAGCGTGCACTAGGCAGCAGCTCTGCTCCGGCAAAGCGTAGGCCGATGAGCTTAACATACAGCTTGTGATCATGGCGGGCAGCGCTTGGTAGCAGCTGCCCCCAGAACTCGCTGTCGGCACAATCAGGCCACGGATCACTTACCACGCTGCCTAAGCTTAACCAACCAGCCATGGATATACTCCCCCATCTTCTGACGCAGGTCGTCCGTCATCTCGCAAATCGCCAGCGCCTCCTCGGAGCTGCGTGCGATACCGGCATTGGCACCTGCTGCCAACATCGCCAACAGGAACACGCACTGCTGCAGCGTCGGCTTGCCGGTTGCCGTCTTGCACTCGATAAAGATTGCCTTGCCCGACGGATACGCTACGCCAGACAAATCACTGTAGCCTTGCGGCGGTCCGCTCTTGAACCAGCGGGCGCGCTTATTCTCAAATTCCAACGTTTCCTGCGTCGGCTGCTCACGGTATAAATATCCTTCTCCAACATTAATGCGGAAAACCTTATGACCTGCTGCCGTCACTGCGATTTCTATTTCTTTCATAATTCGAGTTTCCGATTTATTCAAATTTTAACCTCCTGTATTCATCCTGACGCAGCAGGCGGATAGCTGCACTGCGGTACCGTTCCGGTACTGCCAGCCCCAGCTGCACCGCTTTGTGTAGCGACCAGGCGAACTTAAAAATCTTACCATCAGCACGTTTGTGCGTCGAGCGGAACAGCTCCAGCTGCGCCCATGACTTACACTCGATGTGTTTGCTGTATGGCATTCGCGCAACTTCCTGCAGAATGATGTCCTCCACGACTTCCGGACCTTCGCGCTCTTCTTTCTCCCACACGTAATGACAGAGAGGGCACTCGGTAACGCTGGATTTTACCACTGCGAAACAGTTCGGGCATTGCTTGACACTGAGCTCCTGCTTTTTCTTCTTAGCTTTGGATTCCAGCGACCACTCCCGCACGTCATCCGGCAGACCATGCCGCGTGAAATTGCCAACATGGTCCAGGATCAGCGCGACCTTATCCGGATTGTTGGGATTGGTGCGCATGGAGCGCATCGACTGCTGGATGTGCAGCGTGAGCGACTTGGTAGGCCGCATCAGGACCACGCAATCGCAGTCAGGCACGTCGAAGCCCTCGCCAAACAAATCAACATTGCAAAGGACCGTGACCTCGCCACGCCGGAACCCCTCTACGGCGGCCTGTCTTTGCGCCTGTGGCGTTGTACCATCAAGGTGCATAGCATTGATGCCCTGCTCCCGGAAAGCGGCCGCTGTGCCCTCGCTGGTGGCGATAGACGAGCAGTACACGATGGTCTGCTTGCCCTTGGCCAGCTGCAGCCAGTTCTCAACAGCACTGCCAAAGATGGCACGCTTATTCATAAGAGCTTCAATTTCAGCCTTGTCGTAGTCGCCGCGTTTAGTATGCAGCTTGCTGGCATCCGCCAGCTGCACGCCATAATATTTATAGGGAGCCAGGTAATGGTTCTGAATGAGCCACTCGGTGCTTACTGACTCGATGAGCTCTTCAAAGACAGCTCCCAGACCGCCCTCGTTCATTCTTTGCGGGGTAGCGGTAAAGCCTAAGACCACAGCTCCCGGAAAGTGCTGCAGGATAGACAGATAGCTCTGCGACAGGATGTGGTGTGCCTCGTCGACCAGGATCAGCTTCGGTTCCGGCGTTTTGGCCAGCCTGCGGCAGACCGTCTGCACCATGCCTACGGTACAGAGAGAGAAGTCTACGCCGCATGCAGCAAAAGTATTGGTAATCTGCTGGCACAGCTCCTTGCGGTGAACAACAAACAGTACCCTGTTACCGCGTGCTGTGGCGCTGGCGGCGATGTTGCCCTGTATAACGCTCTTGCCACCGCCGCAGCCCAACACTGCACACACGCTGTGCCGCCCCTGACCGATTGCCCTGCGGATATTATCCACCAGCTCCTGCTGGTAGGGACGCAGCGGAATCATTTTACCGTCGGCTCCCACTTGTCGCAGCCATCGCAATGGTCGCAGGCGCTGGTATCGCGATTAGCGCAGTCATTGCACATCGGATCACGCAGCTGCAGGGGACGGTGGCAATCCTGCGGAATGGCTTTAACATCGATAGTCGCTTCATCAGCCTCCTGCTCTGCGAACATGTCCTGCTCACCGCCACAAGGCTTCAGGACGAACTCCCCGAGGTCTTCGTCGTATTCCAGATACGTGTTAGGCAGGGAGACAGCACCGGCATTCTCCAGCTTTTCCGTGTAGTTGGCGGTAGTTTTATGTTTGAACAGCGGTACAGAAATGTCCTTACCCATTGTCTCAGAATAGGTTTCGGTCAAGCTGACAGACAGCTTCATGCTGATAGAGCCATCAGCAATACGGCCAGCAAAGAGCTTTTCCAAAAGCTGCTGCAGTAACTCATCAAAATCGGCCTTCATGCCCTTAAAGGTGTCAGACTCCAGATTCAACATCAGATATTGTTTATTCATTGTTTTGTCCCTCCAGTTTGATGGCAGCCTGCAGATATGCGACCGCAGATTCCAGATAATCAACATCACCGGAGCACTGCCAATCATTGATTTCAAGCAGCGCATTATTTACAGCTGCGTTTTGCAGTCTATTCATTGTTTTATCCATTATTTTCCCTCCTCCTTTTCCGGTTTAGCGAACCTTTTAGGTTAGCTAGATAACCTTTTAGATAACCTTCTCAAGCCTTGGAAACCGCATGGTTGAGCGGTTTTTGAATTTTAGCTAACCTAGCTAACCTTTTTCTGAAAGAGTATCCTATATATTTTTTATTACTTTAGAACTTAGGATTTTTGGGAAATTAGAGCTTACATACGTATATATATATTAGGTTAGCTAGGTTATTAGGTTAGCTAAAGTATTAAAAGCCGCATGGTTGAGCCATTTTTTTAGCTAACCTTTAGCTAACCTAGCTAACCTTTCACATAAAGAGCCACATAATTTGCTCTAACATGATTCAAAGTATAAAGCCCGAAAAATTTTCCTTGTTTTGTTTTCAGCAGATGACCGGCTTCAGCCCATTTTTTCTTTAAAGCAGCATAGTCAAACCCTTTCTTTTCTAATTCTTCCTCAAGGATTGTCTTGTTGATCATGATTACGCCATCGTTTCTACGTCTGCCCCAATAGGCATATCCGGCAAAATCGTGAAATTCAGTATCGAATTTGTCGGCGTTGGCACCAATGACGTCCACAATGATGTTAAATGCCCGCTCGCTCACATCAACCTCAGCTTTGCTCTTCACAAAGCCAACTATGTCCTCGGGCGACAGCACATCGCCAGGAGTGTCAAAGATAGCTTTGCTCGCAATCGCATCCGCCTGCAGCATGAGAGCCATCGCCATGGCCTGCTTCTCGGTCGTATCTGTTACTTCCAGCACCAGACGCATAATCTCATTGTAATCAGCCGCAAGGTTCTTCCCTTCCAGAGCTTCGATAAACGCCCTTCCTGCACAGCCAAAGTGCTGCGTGATAAAATTAACCACAGCATTGCCGTTTTTAATTATCTGCTGGTCGCACTCTACCTCGACGACGCGGTTTTTTACACCGCCGCCGGACTGAGACTTCGTGCACGGTTCTTCACCGGTAAAAACAAAGCTGTTCAGCCAGGACTTCTGCCGCTGGAAGGTCGCGTTGGTCATGCGTCCGCGGTCAAGACCTTCAGTAACGCGCATGATCAGCGTGTCGTAATTCTCGAATCTGGACTTAATTGTCTGCAGCTCGTCACCGAAAAACGGCAGGTTACGCAGGATAGACGCCGTACTCATCATAGAGTTGACCGTCATATTCATGGTCCGCACCAACTTGCCCATGCCCGGATTACCCCAAACAGACGCAGCCACCATCATGGCTACAGTCTTGCCGCTGCCGGTGCCGCCCCACAGATGCAGGACGAACGGCAGCGCAGACACGCGCTCCACGAGCACGCTCGCAAACGATGCAGCCAGGATCAGGCGCATGTATAGATTCTGCCGAAGCGGGGCGACGTAGGCTGCCCATTCCTCCAGCGTGCCCTTGCTGGAGACTGCCTGCACCAGAGATTTATACTGGTCCTCGCAGTCCAGCTTGACCTCGTCTGTGTACGGCACGAAGCCTGCATCGGACCAGCCCATGTGGTCAATCGACTTTACCCGCGGCAGGATGTCCGGGTTCATGGCGATGACCTCCGCCAGATATTTCACCAGCAGACCGGCGTTGTCGCTGTTGACTTCAACGCCATTATCTGCCAGCAGGATTATTTTGTTTTTGTTGGCTAACGTGGAGCGCGGGACCACCACGCTCTGCCAGCCGCCATTTTTAAAATACGCAAGCCGGATTTTTTCCGTTTCATCCTCCACGTTCACCAGCAGCTCCGTCGGCATGATGGGGATGGGGCTTGCGTATTCGTTTTTATATTCTGTTCCGACCTGTACCGCTCGATACACGCCATTAATTGATGTGTTCCAATTGCCACACCGGAGAGCAAACAACTGCTGCGGGAATTTTGTCAGATTATCTGACCTGATTCCCTTGGCTGCCTGCTGCTGCAGGTATGCTTTCCAGCAGCTCTCAAACTCCCTCTTGCAGCACAGCTCCCCGGCACGGAACCTCGCCATGGAAAGCACCTGCTGACGCTTGGACGGCTCTGTGAGCGCCGCTATCGCCTCCAGAAGCGCCTCATCGATAAGGCTGAACCTGTCGCACCCTTCAAAGAATTCTCTGTCCAGAGAGAGCACTACAGGCCACTCGTAGGCTTCAATAGCTTCGGCTGTGCCACCGGCAGCAAAGTAATCTGCGATATCACCTTTAGGTGGGCATTCAGGCCACAGCTTTGTAATGTCCATGACCTTCGCGCCTTGCCAGGCTGCAGCATAATCGGTTCCCTTCTCATCGTTGTCCGGGATGACGATACGCTCTGCATAAGATTCCAGCAGCGCCTTGTCCGTCGCGCTCAGCTTGACAGCCTTCTGGGCTCCGGTATTGCTCGTGGTTGCCAGTAGACCGGCAGCCGTCATGGCGTCGGCGCATTTCTCGCCTTCAACGATGTACAACTTTATGCTCCGATGTTGTGCTAGTAAATCTAAGTTATATAAGTTGTTACATCCTTCGGGTTTGGTATACACCGTGCGCCCTTCGGCATTGACATATGCAAAGCCAAAAACCTTGTGCCCATCGGCCCACTTGCGACGGCGCTTGTAATAAGCTTCCGTGCCGTCCGGGTTCCTGTAGACATGGCGGTAATCCTCAACAGGTTTTGCAGTCTTATAATCAACAGGCTCCGGTTCGGCAGGTTTTGCTCCCAGACGGCGGAACTCTCGCAGGATGTCTGCGCCGGGAGCGTTGCACTTCTGGCAATAGACCAGCAGCGTGCCGTTTTTCTCAGTCACATACAGATGACCTTTTTTGCCGCACAGCGGGCAATCAGCGATAAGCTGACTGCCTTTTTGTTTGGCTCCCACAAGATAAGGACGGATATCGTCAAGATGCAGCTCGGACTTAGAAAGGGATGTCTTCATCTCTAAACGGCACGGCAGTGCCATAACTGTCTGTGCTGGAGACAGGAGCTGCGACCGGGACTGCTGCAGGATCTACCTTTTTAAGTTCCGGAATCTCGAAGTCACCTTTCTGGATGCGTTCTACGGAACAGAGCTGCGCTACTCTCAGGCGAGCGCGAAGCTTGCCGTTCCAAACGTACTCTTCCTGGCCCAGTACAGCGCCAACAACCATACCGCAGAACTGCTGCTCATCGCCAGCAAAGCGGTCTGCTACAAAGCCGGAGTTGCCGCTCTTTTCTAGCGCCACCAAAAACGATTTGAAGAAGCCACGCGCAGAATCTTTATAGCTGCGGATAAAGCTGAACAGCGGGATTTTGTCACCGCTGCGTTCCTTGCGCTGGCCATAGTAACCAATAAACTGCTCGTTTGCTTTATCAGCTACACCTGCAATATCGCAGTAAATTTTCAGATACTCTTTATCTGCGTGGTCTTCGACGGAGCAGATGGCCAGCACATAACCGCCGGCAGGCGGTGCAGCATAGCCTTCACTTACAGCCTCAACTTTACCCCAGTTAATTTTCTCCATTTTTTACCTCCTTAATAAATCCATAGTATTCACGAATAGCCGTATCAACAGCCTTCAGGTCATTGTCAATCTTTGGTGCGAACATCTCCATCGGTGACTTCGCGGGAGTGAAACCATCGCTTTGCGTGGTAAACCAATGCATCTTGCCATCAGTCTCCGCCAACAGCACGACGGAGAACAGGCCCTCGAGAGTGAGCTGATTGTCCAGCATCTTGCCCGAAGTTTTGGCTTTGATGTGACCAGTATCATCGCACTCCGTGTGATGCAGGAGATACACGATAGTATCATCGGTCGTATGGTCGCGGATCAGCGCCAGCAGATTGTAGAAATTCAACGCGCAGTCCGTAAACTTCTGATAACCGACCTCCTTCGCGCGGTCAAACATGTTGAACGCCATGAGGTACTGCGAGTCATCGATAACGTAGCAACGCAGGTTGTTCTTCGCCAACGTTTTCTGGATGACCTGATACGTCGCATGATTTACGACGTTCAGCCGCTTTTTGAATGGCAGCGGTTTGCTCGCCACGTTGAACACGCCAACCTCCGTCGGCTCAAAATTGCGCAGGCTCGTGGACTTGCCAGAGCCGGACGCGCCCAGGATTAATACAGGCATTCCCATAAAATCACTCCTTATAATTTTCTTTTAATCTTGCCATCAGCGGACATTTCGGATGCGGCTTATCGTGCCATGGTTCCAGCCCTAAATATCTTCCAGCAGCATCAGGCTTGCTTAATTTGCACCAGCTACGTGTACAAATATCGCCAACCCCAACTGTTTTACACTGAGGGCAATTCTTGCATAACATAACAAATCTCATTTTAAAGTCATATTCAGTTTCTGAATAACCTCAGCCCCCGGAACTTCAGCACCGGCTTTAATGGCCTTCTTGATTGCCGTTTTGTCAGCATCAACAGTAACCTTCGTGCGCTTATACTCATCAGGGAGTTGCTCCATGGACATCACATTGCAAATTTCAGACTTACGCCACGTAATCTTGCAGCGGGGAGTTTCAATCTTCTCGCCGTACAATGCACCGGCCAGATAAGCCTTGCAGCGCTCGACTTCTTTTCTAATTACACCGGAGCGATGACTGAGAGTATTGGCTTCGGCGTCGATGGCATCGGCCTCGGCAAGCTTGTTCTTGATGTAGCAGCACATACCCTCAATCTTTTGATCGCGCTCCATCTGCAGCGCTTCGAATTGCTGCAGGTTCAGGATTTCGCCGTCTTCAGTGTCAACCACGTGCTCTTCATCCAGCTGGATGCAGGCTTTGATTTGATCTTTAAGCTCATAGATGTTAGCCATGTTACTCAGCCTCCTTGCAAGCGCCATCTTTCGGCATACTGGAGCCATCAGCAGCATTCTTTTCTGCGGAATCTTGCAGAGCCTTGTACATAGCAGCCCATTCGTGAGACTGCAGCTCGCGAATTTCTTTAATCGTTGAGCCGATACGGTCAATGACATCAAGCTCCGCCTCCTGCAGGACCTCGTCTTGGTTGTCGTCCTCATTCCAGCGTTCCAGCAAGGCTGCGTATTCACGCAAACTCTGCATTTCAAGATTCAAACGCTGAATAAAAATATGGGTTTTAGTTCTAATCATGTTTTTGCCCCTTACCTTTCTTTTTTGATTGTGGTGGATTGAAATTTTTATACATAGCCCTGCAATAAGGGCACGCATACGGTTCTTTTACAAAGCGGCTCACTATCCATTCTTGACCGCAAAACATGCAGTCCGTATAGTGAACGCCACGGTCATCGGTTCTCATTTACGGCATCCCCAGTATATTCATTATTACTTCCTCCCTAAAATGTGTTATAATAGGAGATGGATGTTTGGTATCTATCCATCTTTACGCCCGCCAGTGCCGCTACACTGACGGGCGTTTTTCTTTCGCTCATTTGCGCACCTCAATCGGGATTAACTCCACATCGCTATTAATACTCACTTTCATCTTATTCACCCGCTTTGTCCAGTTTTGCCAGGATACCAGCATAATTATCAACTTGCTTGCGACATGCCGTTAATATCATCGTTTCCACGGTTTTGGAATTGAACTCTTCATCTTCTGCGTCACGGATGTTGTGCTGCCACTTCAGCTTAGCCTCTTCAACTAAACTGCGTAACTCAAAGAGCTCTGATTTGTTTACTTCAATTGTAAATTTCATCTCTTCACCTCAATGGGAATCAGCACAACATCCCCCGGCTGCAGGCAGCCTTTGAGGTTGCTAATCTCGCTAGTATAATGGATAACCTCGCGGATATCGCGGCTATCTCCTTCGCGCTCCATTGCAGAGCCAACGAGATGCCAAAGCGTGTCACCCTCGCCAGCGGTTGTCTTGACAACAAATTTTTCAACCGGCCGGCTGTAATCATACGCCGCCCAAACGCAGCAAGCTGCAAGCAAAGCAAACAATACTTTTTTCATATCTACAACTCCTTGACATTAAACGGATCTGTTACATCCTTGCCGTCATACTTGCTAAGGAACTCTTCCAAAGATTCCCGGCGGCATTTAAGGTTGCCAAGCTTCATGAATCTCAGCAGCCCGGATTTGTTGAGCTTATAAACGTAGTCAACATTGCATTTCAGCAGCTTGCTTACTTCTGCAACAGTCAGTAGCTCGATACTTGCCATAATCTTTACCTCCCTTCACTGCTCTAACTGCTATAGCAGTCTCCGTGATATAATAGACCTTATAGAAAGGTGGTGATTATTGTGATTTGTAATATTTGTGGTAACGAAATTCTTGATGAAAGCCATGCAGAAAATCATTTAAAATTTCTCGCAGCAGCAGCAAAATGCGGATATTCTTACACTTATGCTGAGAGAGAAAGAATAAAGCGTGCTCGCCGAGCACAGCTAAGCAACAAAAGTCTTTCACTTAGTCAGCGTATAGAAGCTGCTGAAGAAGTTATGAAAATATTGTTTTTTAGGAATATGATTTCTTTAGAGGAAATAAATTTTGCAATTCCTGAAAAAACATATTTTGCAAAGCTGCTTCATCAAAAGTCATTCTTAGAAAGCTTTGGCGAAGACGTTCATTCTGTTTTAGTTAAGCGTTACGGTTCTTTGCCTGGTCTTGAAGATGGGAAAACACATCAATGAGGCCTTCACGAAGTTTAATTTTATCTTCACTCGAAAGCTGCAATGTACGATCATCACTACCGTTCTTCATTGCAGCTTTTGCTGTAAACGGAATAAGATACTCAAAGATTTTTATAAGGTCATACATTGCAAGTGTCACAAGCTCAGAGTCCAATAAAACCGTATCAGTAATATGTTCAGATACGTGCCAAATTAAATTACGGGCATAACACATTATTTCAGGATCCACATCTCCCCAAGACCGTTTTTCGTACGGTAGCATCAGCTTGCTGGGAGCTTCTCTGAATCTTTTAGGCGTTTTAAAATCCATCTTTCCTCACCTCCCCATCTTCCGATAACACCTGCAGCACCCCATCACGCGGGTGCCGTTTTCATAATAGGATGTTGCAACGGTGGCCACAGGAAAGTATTTTTTTAACACCTTTGTGACACCATGTTTCGTCAACGGCAGCAGGTTCTGCTCCATGCACCATTTTGTGTAATGGCTATAGAAGTACTGAATCGGCGTGTCGCGTTCCAGCGAGTCATACACGCCGGAGATGTACTGGTACGCTGCCTGCTCTGCCTCAGTAATATGCGCCGGCATCAGCGGCATCATTCCTTCGAGGTCGAGGGAAAGCACCTTCGCCACCAACGGCAGGCGTTCTCGGCGGCAGCTGGCGATGATGGCTGCAATGCGGATGCGCTGGTCGAATTCCAGCTGCGTGAAGTCCGTGGCAGGCTCATCGTTGATAGGAACCGCCTGCGCCATAGCTTCGTACTTTCCGGTCTTTCTGATTGCCGGAATGACTTCGCTTGTCACCCAGCGTTTGAATTCCTTTGCTTTGGGCATCTTGCTGGAGAGGATGAGAGAGTAAAGACCGCTTTCGTTGATGAGCCATCCGCCGCGCTGTCCTAAACTCGATAACGAATCGTTATTGAGTTTGTCCTCGTCATCAACATGGTCAACAAGCGCCTTGCTTGGGTTGGTATACCCAAGAATCTCTGCTACATCCTTACCAACAAACCAAGGTTCCCCGTTTTGCTGGATTGTACGAACTTGCCCAAACTCGGGACTGTTGAAAATCTGTAAATTATTCATTTTGCGTCTCCTTTTTTGTCACGATACGTGTCATGATTAGGCATAAAAAAGACGTTCTACACTTGTAGAATAGTAATGTGCCAGCTTAACCTTGATTTCATCTCTAGGAATTCTATTCCCTGTTTCGTACATAGTTAACGCTGAAACGCTAATTCCAATGGCTTCAGTCACTTCTTTTTGCGTTTTCTGTTCAGAAAGGCGCAATTTCAAAAGACGTTCTCCAATAGTTTTAGCATCGTTCATTTTATCACCTCCGTTTTCTTTGTCACGTTCTGTGACTAAATTTATAATACCACTTCATTCTCTTAATGTCAACACGTTTCGTGACATTTTTCTAGCTTTTCCCTTGCTATTATTCACGTTACGTGATATTATTTAGGTAGTTACTAGAAAGGAGCTTTATCATGCCATTTAACACAATGCTTAAAACACTCAGACTAAAGAAGGGATTAACACAAGGTGAATTAGCTAAATTAACAGGTCTTACACGAAGTGCAATAGGAATGTATGAATCTGGCAACCGAGAACCAAAATATGAAGTGTTGGAATTGCTAGCTGATTTCTTCAATGTTGATATGAATACACTGTTAGACCAATCCGTACCCCTCACCCCCCGCGATGAACGCCAAATCGCCGCCGACCTCGAAAAAATGCTTGCTGACCTCGACAGCAAAAACGCAATGGCTGCCATGGGCGGTACCGTAGAAGATGATGAAGACAGAGAACTCCTGAAAGCAAGCCTGCAGGCTACCATGCGTCTGGCTAAGAAAATCGCCAAAGAAAAATACACTCCTAAAAAATATCGCCACGAAGAGGAATAATATCATGGATATCAAGGCTGCTGTGAAGCAGCTAACACATAAATACAAAACAAATAACCCCTTTGAGCTGGCGCAGCTGCTGAACATCATCGTCATGTACGCAGAGCTTGGCAGCACATTGGGCTACTTCACTACTTATAAGCGTTCCAAGTTTATCATCATTAATCAGGATATATCCGAAGAATTGCAAGCATACACCTGCGCCCATGAGCTTGGCCACAGTGTTTTACATAAAGGCGTGTCGACGCCATTCCTCAAAGCCCACACCCTTTTCAGCATTGATAAAATAGAACGGCAGGCCAACACCTTCGCCGTGGAACTGCTCCTGCCGGATGAGCTGCTGCAGCAGTACCCGGAAACTTCCGTACACCGCCTTGCTGACATGGTAGGCGTGCCGTTGGGTATGGAAGTGCTGAAGAAGTAAAAAGGAACTTGGTAAAAACAGCCATTTTTACCAAAGACGTTAGGCATAAAAAAATACCGCCAGCGGAAGGCTGACGGCAAGGAAGAAACTTAGTTATAAATTTATGAAAGCGAGGGATTGAATAATGCAAAATACATGGAAAGATATTGTAAAAGACTTTCCAACTACACCGTTTTTATTCGTAGGTTCCGGACTCACACGCAGATATTTCGACCTGCCAAATTGGGAAGAACTCCTAAAGCATTTTGCCGCTATTATTTCCGATGATTCATTTATCTTTCAACGCTATATGCAGGAAAACGATAAAGATTATGAGAAAATCGGCTCTGCCATAAGTAAAGATTTTGATTCAAAATGGTTTAGAGATGCGTCCATAAGAACAAATGAAGAAGATGTTTATGCCGCAGTTAAAGCAGGCGTTTCTCCCTTTAAGGCTGAACTTGCCCATTTCATCAAAACAAATTCCATTAAGAATGAAGCCTACGCAGAAGAAATTGCATTGTTGCAGAAACTAACGGAAAATAACATTTCAGGCTTTATTACTACCAACTATGATACATTCATTGAAGATATTGCCGCAGGCTACAAAACATACAATAGTCAAGAAGAGCTTATATTTTCTCCTATTCAGGAAATGGCAGAAATCTTTAAGATACACGGTTCGGTTACTGATCCTGCCTCTATAGTCATTACTGCAGAAGATTATCAGGAATTCAATGATAAATGCGCGTATCTTGCAGCCAAGCTTTTGACTATTTTTATGGAATACCCTATTATTTTTATCGGTTATTCTATCACAGATAATGATATCCAGAAAATATTGTCTGCTATTATAGCCTGCCTTTCTAAGAAAAATGTTGATAAATTGCAAAACAGATTTATCTTCGTAAAGCGCAATGCTGCTATTACTGACGATATAAAAATCGGCACCTATTCCAAGGAAATAAACGGACAGGATATCTTCATGACACAGCTCGAAACAAATAATTTCAAGCTGATATATGAACCATTGACCGAAAAGCAAGCTGCTATGCCGGTAAAACTACTAAGATTCTTCAAAGACCAATTTTATAATTTTACTTTAACTAATCAACCTAGCAAACATATCTTTGTCAATGCATTTGACCCAAATGTTCCTCTTGATCAGCTCTGTTGTTCTATTGGACAAAATAGTAAATTTTCACGTCATGGCCTAAACGGAATAGAAGCAGAACAATGGTACAAAGAAATTCTTTTTGATAATACTATTCCCTATTCTTATGACGACATTTTAAGCGATAGATTTGAAAAAATATTTGGCCAATGCAATGCTTTGCCTATATTCAAATTTATTTCTAAATCTATAAATAATCATGATGATATTATAGCGAAAAATGGTGTCCACTGTTTTGATGACTTATTTAGCAAAAGCATAAGAGAGCATAGAAATAATGGTAATATTTTAGACAGAAGTGTAAAAGGTATAATAGCCAACAACACAATAAATGGGAAATTGGAGAAAAAAGCGTTAAACCATCTAGCTCTTTTAACTGAAGAAGAAATAAACATATATGATTTAGGAGAATTTCTGCGTAATTACATAAACGAAAATCCAGAATGCTTAAGCGACAAAATTACAGACAAGGAACTCAATAACATAAAAACCAATATTAAACGCCTAATTCGTGTATATGATTGGCTAAAATACCACAAAAAATAAAAAGGAAAAAGCCCAAGTAAGTAGATACCGAAGTACCTACCAACTTAGACTTTTTTCTACAGACAAGATATACAATCCTAACAAGAAACCGTCAGTTAGGGTCTTCCGAAAAAGGCACCAACGTCAAGTTCCTCTGTATTTATATTATACTATACCACCTTAAAAAGTCAATTCTAATTGATTTTATTTCTTATTAAAAAAATCCCCCGGTGCTACCAACACCGAGGGACCTGCAAGAACGTGTTACCAGCACGCTCAACGTCATCAACCCTAGAACCAACAAGAGCTGATTACCTTTTTATTATATCAGCTCTGCTCAAAAAATGAAAGGAGCTGATTTTTTGTGGCAACATTAAACGTAACAAAACGCGGCGATAAATGGCAGTACCGTTTCGAAGCTGCTTCCGTCGATGGCAAGCGTAAGCGTGTTTCCAAATCCGGCTTTAAAACGAAAAAGGAAGCCGTGGAAGCCGGAACCAGGGCGCTGGCAGAGTATAACGAAAGCGGCCAGACTTTCAATCTTTCCAACATTTCCGTTGCGGATTATCTGGACAGCTGGATTGACTCTTACTGCAAAATGAACCTCAAATATAATACCCAGCTTGGCTATCTTTATACCATCGAAAATCATCTGAAGCCCAGCCTTGGTATGTATAGGCTGAAATCTCTTACACCATCAGCCATTCAGGAATTCGTAAATTCTCTGAAGCTGCGTGGCCTCAGCAGGGCAAGCATCGTCGGTATATTCTCCACGCTCTCTGCAGCGCTGGATTATGCTATTGAGCCGTTGAAGTACATCCAGTATAATCCATGCAATAACGTAAGAATCCCCAAGGATACGACACCCAAGAAGGAAACCCGGTACATCATTACACCAGAGCAGTTTAAGCAGATTATAGAGCGCTTTCCGGAAGGCTCTAATTTTTATATTCCTCTTATGATCGGCTACTACACCGGCGTAAGAATTTCCGAATGCTTCGGCCTTACTTGGAATGATGTCGATTTTGATAATAAGACCATAAGTATCAGCAAGGCTTTGCTTAAGCGCAACTGTGGCGCAGATGTAAGGGAAGTTCTGAAGAAGAAGGGCAAGAAGGAAGAGAAAAGCGCCTGGTATTTCAACAGCACAAAAACTTTCAAGTCCAACCGCATCATCAATATCGGTGATACACTCTGTGCTGCATTGAAAAAAGCTTATGACCGGCAAATGGCCAACAAAGCCTTCTATGACGAATACTACACAAAAATCTACAAAAAGCCGGAGCAGGACGAGAAAGGCGATACCATTTACCGGCTCATAGAAATTGAAGCCGGAGTGCCCTGCCCTCTTGAGTCCGTGGATATGATAAACGTAAGAGAGAACGGCCAGCTGCTGAGCATGGACAGCATGAAGTACTGCAGCCGCGCAATCCACTATGAGCTGAAGATAAATTTCAACTACCATTCACTGAGGCACACACATGCTACAACGCTTATTGAGAACGGCGCCAATATAAAGGACGTGCAGGAGCGTTTAGGACACTGCAACATAGAAACAACGCTTAATACATATACCCACAATACTGACTACCTGAGAAATCAATCAGTAGAAATCTTTGAAAAGGCGGTTCATAAATAG